ATTATCAACTGGGACGTCGGGTTCTTCGTCCTGAACGAAAGCGAGGCAGTGCGTGATGGCTTCGTTTGGGCGCAGCAAGAGAAATACCGCGTTTTGCAGCTTGTCGATGGCGTTTACACGGCGACATTGCACAAGCCTGACGGCGAAACGGACGTAACGCCAACGCGACTTGGCGGTGGTGCACTCAACGCGATCCCGTTTGCCGTGGCGTCTGCAAAGGATATGGGGTCGGATCTTGAAAGCCCGCCAATGATCGGCATCGCAAGGGCCGCGCTGGCGATGTACCAGCTATCCGCAGACTACCGCTTGCAGCTTTACATGAGCGGACAGGAAACGCTGGTCGCAATCAACGGGCCTGCACCCACTGCAGTTGGCGCTGGCGTGGTTCACGAAATGCTTGGCGATGACAATACAACGCCGGACCTGAAATACGTATCGCCAACCTGCGCAGGTATTCAGGCGCACCTTAAGGCAATCCAAGATAATCGGACAATCGCCATTCAAGCAGGCGCGCGGCTGTTCGAGCAATCGGGGCAGGCCAATGAATCTGGCACTGCCCGCAAGATGCGGTTTCGGTCTGAGACGGCAAACCTCAAGACGGTAGCTCAATCGTCATGCTCACTGCTAGAGGCGTCATTGCGCAACATCGCGCGGATGCTAGTCCAGTCGGATGCGGTGATCGAGGCCATCACGGTCACGCCGCCCAAGGACTTGCTGGACGCCACGCTCACGCCGCAAGATGCCGTCGCGCTGTTCGGGTTAGTCGAAAGCGGCGGGCTTGCACAAGAGACATATTACGAGCGCATTCAGGCGGGCGGAATTGCCAGCCAAGAACGCACGTTTGATGAAGAATACGCTCTCATTGAGGGCGGCGATATTCGGGCTGACAGCCTGTAATCACCGTGGCGAGGCCACACCCATAACTTAAAGGAATTAAGCCGATGGCTTTGCATACCGTTCTCGACACTCTCGATGGCATTGATGATGCTGTTAAGCCCTTCTACACCGAAACAGACGGCAAGTTCATCTTGCAAGTGTCCGGCGTAGACAATCACCCCGATGTTGCCAATCTCAAATCAGCATATGAGCGCACGAAGGCCGACCGCGATGCGGCACGTTCCGAGCGCGATGCGGCCAAGGCACTCGCCAAGGACTTCCCCGAAGATTTTGACGCTGAAAAGTGGGCAAAACTCAAGGACGGGAAAGCCGACGAGGCCGCGCTTATCAAGCTACGCCAGACACTCGAAGCAGAGCGCGACGATTACAAAGGCAAATATGAAGCCGAGCAAGGCCGCGCGCTTAAAAACGCATTAGACCGTGATCTGACAGACGCGCTCAACGGCGCAGGCGTCACAAACACGTCATTTGCAAAAGCGGCGCGCACCATGCTGGCAGGCGATGTGAAGATTGGCGACGATGGCAAGCCCTTCGTGGATACCGACATGGGGCCGCTGGCCTTGGTCGATCACGTTAAGCGATGGGCTGCTGGTGAAGGCAAGGACTTCGTGACCCCCGCTTCAGGCGGCGGAGCAACGGGTGGCAAGAACGGCAACGCCCCAGCTAATGCGGAGACGTTCGCAAAGATGGGCGACAAAGAGCGCACGGCTCTATTCCACAGCGACCCCGAAACATTCCGGCAATTAGCCGGCTCATAATCTCGAAAGGAAAGCCTCATGGCTACCACACAAATCTCTGATGTATATGTCCCCGAGGTCTATTCCTCGTACACAGCCGTAAACGGCCCTGAAAAGACTGTTTTCTTTGACAGCGGCATCGCAGTTGCAAACCCCGCGCTTGCTGGCATGTTCTCAGACGGCGGGCGCATTGCTGAACTGCCGTTCTGGAAGGATCTGGACGCATCCGATGAGCCGAACTACGGCACCGACGATCCAACCGATATTGCCGTGCCTGCGAAGGTCACGACAGGAACGCAGGTTGCACGCATGGCCAGCCTGAACCAAGGCTATTCGTCTGCGGACATGACAGGCGAACTTGCCGGATCTGATCCCATGCAACAGGTTCGCAATCGCTTCGGAACCTACTGGATGCGTCAATGGCAGCGCCGCACCATCGCTTCGTTGCAAGGCGTCATTGCCGACAACGTGGCAAACGATGACGGAGATATGGTCAACAACGTCGCAGGCGCTACCAATGCGGATGTTGCGACCGGAACCCTGTTCGGGCGCGAAGTTTTCACCGCAGCGGCGTTTACCTCTGGCGACCACTATGACGATTACGCGGTGTTCGCCGTGCATTCCGTTGTCGCCAAGCGCATGGTCGATAACGACGATATTGATTTCCTTGCGGACAGCAACGGGCAGCTTACAATCCCGTCTTTCCTTGGCCGCCGTCTAGTTGTCGATGACAGCCTGCCCATGACAGCCGCAGCAGGCACGGGCGACACTGACGCCGCCGCGACCTACACCAGCTACCTGTTCGGCACTGGGCTCATCGGCTATGGCGAGCGCAGCACGAAGGTTCCGGTGGAACTGGAGCGTGAAGCGGCTCAGGGCAACGGCGCAGGCGTAGAGACGCTGTGGGAGCGCAAGTCGTGGGTGATCCATCCGTTCGGCACCGCGTTTACCAACACCACGCTGACGGACGGCAACGCCACTCTGGCGCAGCTTCGTTTGGCTGCAAACTGGGACCGCGTGATTGATCGTAAGCTGATCGGCCTCGCGGCAATCGTCACCAACGGCTGATTTTTGAAGCGGGGCGGCATTGTTCGCCCCGTCACAAAGAACAGCGGAGAATGAATATGAACATCAAGCAACAGCTAGACATGCAGGCGCGGTACACAGCGCAGGCAATGGGCGCGACGGCACCAACGGAACCAGAAGCGTTCACGCCAGAAACGATTGACGCCATGAGCAAGGGCGACTTGCGGGACATGGCCGAAGCCCACGGCGTTGAGATCCCCAAGGGAACCAATATTCAGGACATGCGCGGGATGGTCAAAGCGGCCATTTTCACGGGCTTGTAATGGCTGATATTGCATCATTCCGCGCATACGCCCTTGCAAGGGGCGACAGCGCGCCGACAGCAGCGACCGACGCAGACGCAGAGGCGGCACTTGTGCGGGCTGGTGACTACATCGCGGCGGAGTATGTGGCGCGGTTCCTGCCTGCGTTCGTGGACCCCTTGCCAGACGCCGTAGAGGCCGCAACGTATGAGGCGGCGCGTCTGGAGTTGGCAGAGCCTTACGTGTTCTCCAAAACCTACAGCGATGCGGGCGACAAGGTGCTGACAGGCATTGGCGATATTCGGTGGGAGTTTACCGGGCGCAAGGGCGGATCACAGGTGCCGAAAAGCACGCGGATCGACGGAATGATGAGGCCATTCATCGGCGGCAATACCAAGACGTTGTTGCGGTCATGAGCGGTTCGCAAATCGCCGCTGATGTCGCATCTGCACTTATAGAAGCGGGCGAAGCTACAGGCACAGGCGCTTACATCTGCACCATCCGCCGCGCATCTGCTGAACTGGATGAACCGACAAACCCGTGGGACCCGCCAGCCGACCCGGTGAACGAGCCGCAGCTTTTCCCCGTCACCGCGATTGAAAGAATGCAGGACGTGCGTGACATGACGGGAATGTTGGTGGGCATGAAAAAGCGCACCCTGACAATCAATGCCACGGGCGTTACGCCGCTGAAATCTGACACCATCGCCGTCGGCGTTGCGCCGGGTGATGTAGTTGAAGGCACCAAGTTTGAGGAAATTATCTCAGTTATGTATTTGTCGCCCGGTGAAACGGTGCTATTGTACCGGCTTGAACTTGCAGTTTGAGGAACCACAGATGACCGAACCCAAGATGACACCGGACGAGCTGGCGATGCACCTAAGCGATATTGCAAAAACACATGGCGCGGCGCTGACTGAGATTGAATTTCAAACATACACAGGCGCGGCTGTTGGAACGCACAGCTACAGCGAAATAAAAGCATATCGGATGGATCACCCTTATACGATTCTTTCTGCAAGGCAGTAAGCCAATACCAAGCCTTTTGCATTCCCTGGCACCTAAACAGGGGCGACACCGCGTCTGCGCAGATCGTGGCATCCTTGCCGCCTGAGTGCTTTGCAGAGTTTGACCGGATGATGGAAACGGCGTTTGCGTTGGGGATGGCTATGAAG